AGCTTCATGGTGTTTATCAAAGCTGACCCTTGCTGCATTAACCACAGTCAGGTCAGACCCCATCCTGTCTACTAATTCCACGTTCATTGCTCGTACTCCTCTTCGAAACCCAGTTCTTCTTCAAGATCAATATCAAAAACTTCTCGCAGATAATCCATTCTTTCTTCTAGAATATCCTCAAATCTTTCTATGATATCTTCGCTTGTAATACCTAGCAAATCGCAGAGAAGGACAGGGTCTGCCATCTCAGAGAGCCTCTGAAGGAACTGATCATTTAACAAAGGCATCTTTTATGTCCTCCAAAGTATACCACTTAAACTTCTCTTTCTCACACCACTCAGCCATAGTCATCTTGCTGCCCTTCCTTAGTTTCTTGCTTGGATTATAAAGAAGGAAAACAAGCTGCTTCTTTTTGGGAAGACTGTCCCTGATGGCCTTGTACTTCTGAGTGTCCCCTACTCTAAAGAAACCTTTAGCTTCCACCAGAATATCAACCCTGTTCTTGTCGTTGCGTCCTACAAAATCAGGTATGTAATTACGGTGAACTACATAGGGGACTTTCTCAGGCTCATACTTGCAGTAGTCTTTTAGAAGAAGTCCCGCAGTCTTTTCAAAGTTATTACGATACGGAGTCATTAGACTTTTTTGACCGTGGAGTCTTATCCTCCTTAATCAAAGCCTGTGTCATGCCACCTGTCTGAGACACAAAAGGTGTGCCGTGGAGCTGCCAGCCTTCATTCAGAAGACTTGTTATCGTTGTTTCAAAACGCTCGTGTCGCGGTGTATTAACTACTTTAAATTCAATCATAGTTGTTCTCCTCTTGGTCTAGGTTTATCTCAGGGTAGGGATTACCCTTTCGATTTTTTGGTACGTTTACGACGGTAGTTAAGAACTTGGGACCAGAGCCGGTAGCAAATGCGCGGACTTCTGGATAGCAATGCCTCTTGAACTGGCAGTATGAGCAGGTAGTAGAGAGTTTTAAGTTTCCTGATTTCCCATCCTCCTGTGGAGAGTAACATCTTGATGGTCGGTCTTCCTGCTTTACGCACTTTTTTACATGCTCAATCCTTTCTTCGATGTCACTCGAAAAGAACGGGTGCATCGGGTCGTTGGTATTATCAAGATCGTACTGCAGCACTGCAAGCTTGCCGCTGTCTCTGTCCATTGCAAGCCATGCCCACTTGCGATCCCCTTCTGCATGGGCGTATGCCTTAATCTGATCCACGTATCCAAAGTCATCGTGTTGTGCGAGAGACCTGTCTTTGAATTTCATAAGACCAAACTTGGTAGTGGACTTAACATCTGTTACAACGCCGTCGATCTTACAGTCCATGTGTCCGGTAACTCCTGACACTCTTACCTCTTTCTGTTCATCAGAAACTTGGTGTCCAGAAAGGCGGACAAAGAGAAGAAGCATCTCTTCTACCATGTGTCCGTACATAAACTTGATAAGCGTGTACGGTTTAATCCGCTCTCCCTTGTATCCGTTGTAAGAATACCACTGTACTAGGTCATTCTTGCCTACGGAGGACAGGCGGAGACGAGAGCTATGCCTGCTCCCAGCCGAAGGGAGAAACTCCTTACGCATGATGTCTTTCATAGCTTCACCGAACTTATCAATCTCGGTTTCGACATCGACACTCTTATCAGAGTTGCGATCCTTCATTAGTTTGTAGACATCTTCTACTAAGGTGTCGATTGTCTTGTCCATTTTAATCTCCTATTTTATGGGACGGTCCCAGATTAATGGGTTGATGCCCAGTTGTCTCCTACTTTGTACTCACCGTCTAAAGGGCATCTCAAGTTCAGTCTATCTCCCGCCGCCTTGATACACTCTACTGCCAACCATCCAAACTTTTCTGCATGAGCCTCTCTTACTTCAACTTGAAACTCATCATGGATATTGCCTAAAAAACTGTAGTCTATACCATGTATATTAGCATACTCATCTAAAATTGTCAATGATTTTTTCATTACAATTGCACCTGCTGACTGTAGAAGTGTATTCAAAGCAGCGTGTTCGCTCCGTATGACTAACCGTCTACCGTCTAGTCCTCTGAGGTGTCCACGTTTGGTCGCTCGTAGGACTCGTTCCCGTAGAGTTCGAAGAGATGGTGTGTTAGTGAGAAACTTTTCTTTAAGTTCTGCTCCGTCTCGCTTAGAACCGCCGACAATGCTTCCGATTTTGGCATCTCCCGCGCCGTAGAGGAAAGCATAGATAAAAGTTTTAGCGTTGTCTCTTGTTGCAAGGCCAGCAGCTTTCTGGTTTGCTGTATGTACGTCTCCGTTCGTGACTTCATATGTATACTCCTTGTCATCCATGTAGTGTGCTAACATTCTAAGTTCCAAACCAGCAGCGTCTATGCCTACAAGTTTGTAACCCTTGGGTACTATCCAACACTCCCGACATTCAGTGCCATACGGGGAGTAAGAGGCAGGGACTTGCGCCATGTTGGGATTGCTATCTGTCATGCGTCCCGTCACTGCACCGATAGGGTTGATCCTACCGTGTACCCTGCCATCTTCCTCCACCGCTTCTATCCAAGATTGAATCTGCGCTGATCTCTTCTGCAGCATAAGATACTCAGCAATTAGAATGGCTTCGGGTATATCAGTCTTGGATAAAACTCCTTCGTCTACTATAGGCTGGCCCTTCTCAGTGAAATCTTTTGGTTTCCACCCGTAGAATTTAAGATGCCTACCTATTTGTTGTCTTGAACCTAAGTTAAACTCAGGCCAATCTACCCTAGAAAAAGGGCCGCAGACGGTATCGTAATCATCACCAAGAAACCTAAGACCAACACCGCTGAGGGTGTTGTCCTTCTTAATTTTCGGAGTGATTTCTTTAACAAATATAGGTAGCGGCTTGAATCTTTTATGTACTTCTTTTTCAACTTCAATACTCCTTTGTTTGATCTGTGCTTGTAGATCGAACGCTTTCTCCATGTCGAATAGCCATCCGGTCCTCTCCTGTTTGGAGATAATGGACTGGACTTTATGTTCTAACTCCACAGATTCTCCGGGAAACTCACTCAACAGACTAACAAGTTTAGTGTAGAGTTTCCCTGTAACTTCCACATCTATCTCGCAGTATTTTATCATCTCATCCGACAGCTTTGTCCAATCATCATGCTCAGACTTTGGAAACTTGAGCCGCTCCCCCCAAGCTTTGAGAGAGTGTCCTCCATCTAACTGGGGGTTATACAGCCTCGACATTACCAGCGTATCAACAACCTCGACGCATTCAAAAGATATACCGAGGTGTTCCTCTAAAACTGGTCTATCAAAAGCGGTAATATTATGGCCAATAACAATGTCAAAGCCATCGATATACTCCTGTATATGTTCACTCTCAGCCGTTGGATTCAAAAAGTTCTCCTTGAATCCAGAATCCAAACTCATTGTCCCAATCATCCATATGTTCTTGACGGGGAAAGCGGTGGTTTCGATATCTAGTATAAGCTTCTTGGTCATCTATCAATGTCTCACCGTTTTTCAAAGCAACGTGTTCTAGTCTGTGGCAATTGCTACATAGTATAGCACATTTTTCAGCTTCGTCAAGAACTTCTTGGTTCAACTTGTTCGACCTCCACTTAGATGCCTTGAGGCCAAACTGTTTTGTAGCTGGATTCCTGTGGTGAAACTCTAACACTTCTTCAGGGTAGTGTTCATTGCACACCTCGCATGAATAGTTAGTTTTACTCTTGATGTACAGAGACCGGTTCATTCTTCCGACTTCAGAATTCCTCATCAGAAACTCCCTGAATTTCTGGAGCGGCACCCGCAACCATACGTCCTGTCTCTACATCAAAGTAAAGCCAGCCAGCGTGTCCCGTGCGTCCTGTGCGGCGGCACTTAACAAGCTGCACCTTTGTACAGTTGCGCTCATAGTCATCCTCAGACAGCTTGTCGCGGCTCAGGAGGATGGTGTTGAATGCAATCTGGTTGATAGACCCTGACCCTTTCATGTCATACTCGTTGACATCGTGAGGGTCTTTGACTGCAGGTTTCCTGAGATGGGATACGATGATGATAGCTGCGTTGGTTTCCTTGGCAAGCTTCAAACAACCGTCCATGAATGAATCTATCATTCCGTTCTCATTCGACTGAACTGCTGCTTGCAGCGGATCAAGAATGATAACCTCACAGTCCAGACCTTTGATCAGGTAACGCATACGAGCGAACAGGTCTTCGATGTCAGACGATCCAGCATGGTCATCGATGTGTATACGGTCAGACTCTTTGACCTCATCGTAGAAGCCACGGTACTTGGTGTAGTCCCTGTCTTCCTCCTGTATCATCTTGATGTTCACACCGCCGACGACACTGACTATGTTCTCAGTAGTTTCTCCTATGGATGACTCAAGAAACACGGCTCCTATCTTCCTGTTGGTTTCGTTGTACAAACCATACAAAAGATTCGTGACGAAGGTGGTCTTACCTACAGATGTCAAGGCACCGATTACAGTCACCTCCCCTGCCCCCATACCACCGTTCATCATGCGATTAAGTGTGCCAAACGAGGAAGGGAAGGGGATAATCTCCGCCTTGCCTCTGTTCACAAACGCATCCCAACAAGCTTCGTCAGATAGAGACACAACACCGGCAGGTTTATATGCCTTCGCGTCCCACCATGCCTTGACGAACTGCTGTACCTTACCCGCAGCCAGCATATCACCGGCATCTTTCATAGGCAGTGTGACTACCTTTGCCTTACCCGGAGAGAACAAGGTCATGGCTTCTTCGGATGCCTTCTGCCCTGCAGGATCGTTATCAAAACAGATAACGACTTTATCGAAAGTCTCCAGCCACGGGAGGGATTCCTTGATGTCCTTGGCTGCTGCTGCCGCCCCTCGCTTGATGCTTACGACAGGGTACTTCCCGTCAAACATCTCAGCGACAGCCATTGCATCGATCTCGCCTTCTGTTATGGTCACAAACCTACCACCTTCAGGCCAGATGTTCTGTCCAAATAGTCCAGTACCTTCCAAGGTTCCCGTGGAATAAAAGTCTTTGGTATCGCACCGACGAACCTTGGTTCCGACTGTTTCTCCAGACG